CGCGTCGCGAGAACATTTAATATACTCTTTGACCTGCTCCTGCGTATATTCAACAGGGACACCAACTCTTTTAAGATTTTTGTTGCCAAGATACGTTTCTATGGACATTAGCTGTTGACTTATTCTTCAAGGGGAGGATAATAGCGGTGTAGCCGATCAAGTATCACTATCTAAGTTATCTTTAAGCATATTTTGAAGCTCAGCGGTAGAACCAACAAACAGTGCATTTGTAACATTGTTTGGACCTGCGGCGGTGCCATCTTCTTGTCTGAGCTTCTTGACTTTTGTCTGGATGTCTAACAGGTCCTTATTAGCGTCTGTAAGCGTCTTCATTAAAGATGCTACTACTTCGAACGCTCTAGGATGCTCACTTGCTTTGGCTATCTCTACGAGCTCATGAAGTGCGTGTGAACCGTTCTCAATAAGGTCGTACAGGTTTTCTCTAGCGTACCTGTAGTCAGTATCGATATCGCCTGTATAATCCCTTCCTTCGCGATTAACTAACGCGTTGGTAGCTTCGGGTGTACGAACTTCTTTACTCTCTACGATACTAGCGGTATCCGCGGGCAACTCAAATAGTTCGTTTAGATTGTTTTCTAACTTCGTTTTACTCACGTGATGTACCACCCACAAAGAACTGCTGATCTTCTATATATCCAAAGTTATCGTCGCTGCCAATCTGTTCTGAAGGAATGGTAATGGTTGAGTCTGTAGTTGGAGTACCGTTCGCCGTTAGTCCAGGCGTGACAGTCATAGTAGATGATACTTCTGATGTATTAGCTGTCGACACACTGACACGCGTGATAGCTCTTTTGATAACACCTTGATTACGTATTGGACCAAACAAGTAGCCTTTTACAGTAAAGTTTAAGGTGTGGATTAAGGCTCTTCGTGTAGAGAAGTCTCCCTCATACGTATCCTCTGTAGATATATCATTAAATACTACAGGGACATCCATATTAAGGTTGAGCTCTGGAATTAACTTTACCGTGTTAGTCCACTCAGGTGTAAAGAACGGAAGTATGCCTTCCAAGATTTGTACTCCATCGTCAGCATTCTTTACAAACACAGACAGAGCGATATTAATATCAAAAGGTACCGGTGTGTATTGGTACTTGAGTCTATCGTTATCCTCGTAAGTATACATGTTCTTAACTGTAGAAGGCAACTTGCGAGTAGGATTGTAGTTCATAGAGGTAATCTCGAACGACATCCTAGGTAACGATATAGCAACATCCTTATCAAAGTTGGGATCCTGTGCTAACCGTACTAAGAACTTCTCCTTAGGACCATAGGCAATTGGAATCCGTAATGTTTGCACCCTTTCGCCAGACTGATTAAAACGCTGTACATCGATGTCGTTGAACATAGTTCCAAACATCACAATGTACTTGCGAATAATGCTATGATAATAAGTATGGCCAAACATTATATTCTATCCAGCTCGCTGAATGGATTGCTTTCACTAAAGTCAAGTATGGAGTCAGCCTCGAACTGGAAGAAATTGTTGTTCGCAGCTGGCGCCGTAGTCTCAATTGTATATTCTTGAAGCATACTATCTCCATCCTCACTCTTCAATATACCAGATCCGTCTTCTAACGTGAATTGGTGTATTAGAGTGTTGAGGCTATAGTTGTCTTCGACAGCATCAATCGTGCTATCTCCAGTATTAATCTCTTCGCTGCTATACTCATAGAGCTCACAACGTAAATCATAAGACTGCATTCTACCAAGCTGAAAATGTACAGGGCGATCATCGACGTACATTACTTCGAATATCTTGTCCATCATGGGGAAATAGATCAGATCTCCCTCTCTAGGACGGTTCAGGGTGTTTAAGTAGTCGTCACCTTCCTGTACCCATGCTTCAGTTGCCGCATCTCCAGTTAAAAACTGTCGACTTGGCTCATCGTTGTTACCATCTTCAAAAACAAGATTGTAACCAACCTCGGTCATAAGTTTAGGCGAAGTGAGAACTTGATCAAACCTCTTACGTGCAACCGTAAGTACAATCTGGTCCCTAATCTCTAACCCAAACTTACTTAAAAACTGTCCATCACCTTCGAAGCCTTCCATCGACTTCAAATACATCTCTATATCTATGGCTTCTTGGAATTTGGAAAGCACGTCTTCGCCGAACAAATGATCATTCTTGACCAGAGTTCTTGGAAGGTACTTTACGTCATGCCCATAAATTTTTATGGACTCGAGGATCAGATCCTCTACTACGTCCTGTTCACGCGCAAAGCCATAGTTGTTGAAATACTTATTTAACATCGTTATCCAGTCATGTCGCCAACAGGCAAGGAGTAGCTGTTAATCATCTCGTCCTCTAATCGACGGATCTCTTCAGTCGCTTCTTCCCAAATCTTTTGCCCGTTAAACGTAAGACCTCCAGGCATTTGCAGCCCTTCGAATTTTTTTAGGTTATCACCCCACTGCCTCTTAATTAAAGATGTGGTGTATGTCATCAACCATCTATCAGCCCAAACATCAGAGTACACGTTTGGATCCGTTACCTTATATGTATCAATAATGATATAGTCACCTGTATTAATGTCCTTCCAGTGCATATCAATATGCAGCTTATTAGTATGACGATTAAACCTGAACGGCTTCTTACCGACAAAGATCTCTTCCAGCTGAGCAACGTGTCGCATAGCTGTCACATAAGGAACGTAGGTAGTAGACGAAAAATCAAACAGATCGTTTAGGTGGATCTGATATCGTACGTTGAAAAGATTAGATGTCTGAGTAGAGTCACCAATGTCGAATATATCACGAACACCGATGTACGAGTCATCGAGTGTGACGTACTTATTGGTCTTATCCTCAGCTGTTACTTTGTGCTTATACAACACTCGCTCTGATCCATCAAAGTGATAGTCTCTGTAGTAAAGGAGAGCTTCATCGATGCGATCTTCAACTTGCTCGTCGTCCACGTTAACATCTACAACAGGCTTTCCAAGCCTACGCAAGCAATGTTCTTTGAGCTGATCTCGAGAAGTTGGAATGGCC